TACGTTCGCCTTTGGTGATATCCAGTGTAATGTTCTTCATTCTATGTAACTCCGTTGGGGTCTCACTGAATGTGAAACCTGATACCCAATATACAGGTATGATAGGGAATTACAATAGACCTTGTAAGATGTTACAGAATGATACCGAATGATTCTAGGGTACGTACCCTAGAAAAGAGAACCCCGCGACCCCACCCCCTAGGCACCCCCACTTCTTACAGTTTTGTTATGCCTTCTATATATTACCAATTTGCACAAAAATTTTATGTCCCCAACGTTTGGTATACTAACAGTCCTACTAAGGGGCTAATTTCTAGAAAGACCCCCCCTATGAAAAAAGTAGCTGGCTAAAAAATTTTTTTTCGTGTATTTTAGGCACTTCGGTGTAAGAACCTGCGAAAGCAGATCAGTTTGATGGTCTGGGGAAAATAGAACATGTACGATGTAAGTCCAACTATTGGGGTACCCTACGACGCGAGTGTCCCTATGATAGATCTAATAGCTAGGGCAGAAGCCGCGTGCAATGCAGCAATGTTTTTAAATGAGTACGGACTTGAACTAGAAGTAGGTACTGCAGAGAAAGATGAAGCAGCTGCGTTGGCAATAGAATATGCGGAAAATCCCGAATCGCTTACCAAACATGTCGGAAACGCACGGCTAACTTCCTTGCGCCCTGCTTCTTTGCTTTTAGTAGATCAGATACTTAATGAGTTTGGGCATGGGGTTGCTGAAAGCGCCGTTACGATACGGAACCTAGTTACTAATAAGCTGCTTATAGAATCAGAGAATGCTGACCCCCGTATTCGGCTGCGTGCTATTGAGCTGCTAGGTAAGATTAGCGATGTCGGCCTGTTTACTGAAAAGTCAGAGGTTACTGTGCGTAACAAGTCTTCTGGGGATATCCGCGATAGGTTGCGTAAAAAGCTCTCTCGTTTAGCCGATGGGGATGAGTTAGTAGAAGATGCAGTATTGATTGAGAGTGTTGATATTGATGAAGCCTTTGGATTGGTGTCGAGTTGACCACTGAAGCAACGGCTTTCACAGAGTCTGAAATTGAGGAGATGCTGGCAAACATCGACAGGTTCTCTGACGAAGAAGTGTTGGAGATTGAAGGGTTAGTTGATGAGCTTAGTGCCCGTAAGGTAAACCAAGCCGCACAGCAAGACTTGATTGCTTTTTGCATAATGATGCAGCCTGACTATATTGTAGGTAAACACCACCGCATCCTTGCTGATATCCTTATGGCAATTGAGTTTGGCAATAAAACCCGAGCAGTTGTCAACATACCCCCACGCCACGGCAAGACGCAGATAGGTTCTATATACTATGCTGCGTGGTACCTTGGGCGTAACCCTACCCACAAAGTTATGATGGTATCTCATACAACTGATTTGGCGGTGGACTTTGGGCGTAAGGTGCGTAACTTGATTGCCTCTAAAACATTCCACGATGTTTTCCCTGACGTAGCCCTAGCGGCAGACTCTAAGTCTGCTGGGCGGTGGAACACTAACCATGGCGGTGAGTACTTTGCTTGTGGTGTTGGTTCCAGTATTGCAGGGCGTGGTGCTGACCTTTTACTGGTTGATGACCCTCATTCTGAGCAAGACGTACTGAATGGTAATTTTGCAGTATTTGAACGTGCTTATCAGTGGTTTGCTTTCGGTGCACGAACACGACTTATGCCCGGGGGGCGGGTGGTAGTCATACAAACTCGATGGCACGCTGATGATTTAACGGGGCGCTTGGTTAGGGATATGGCTCAGAACGAGCGGTCTGACCAGTATGAAGTAGTGGAGTTCCCTGCTATTTTAGAAATTATCCAAGATGATGGAAATATTGTAGAAAAGCCGCTATGGCCTGAGTTTTTTGATCTCCATGCGCTCTTGCAGACTAAAGCGTCAATGCCTACCTTCCAGTGGAACGCACAGTACCAGCAGAACCCTACTGGAGAAGAGTCAGCTATTGTCAAACGGGAGTGGTGGCAGGAGTGGGTTTCGGAAGATCCCCCACAGTGTGAGTATATTATAATGTCTCTGGACTCTGCGGCAGAGAAACATAACAGGGCTGACTTTACCGCCCTGACCACTTGGGGTGTATTCTTCCACGAAGAGTATAATGCCTATCACATAATACTACTAAACAGTATTAAAGAGCGTTTGGAGTTCCCAGAGTTGAAAGCTCTAGCCCTTGAGGAGTATAGTGCGTGGGAGCCAGACTCCATGATCGTGGAGAAGAAAAGCTCGGGTGTTGCCCTATATCAAGAATTGCGTCGTATGGGGGTGCTAGTGCAAGAATATACTCCCCACCGAGGTTCTGGAGATAAAACAGCGCGTCTTAACTCAGTAGCTGATATTATACAGTCCGGGTTAGTTTGGGTACCTCAGACACGTTGGGCCGAAGAAGTGGTAGAAGAAGTGGCAGGTTTCCCGTTCATGAGCAATGATGATCTGGTAGACTCTACAGTTATGGCACTTATGCGTTTTCGGCAGGGTGGATTCATACGGCTACCTACAGATGAAGAGGAAGCCCCGCAGAGTTTCCACCGTAAGGCAGTGTACTACTAATTTAGAGGTGTATTATGGCAATTGAGAAAGGAATATATGCAGCTCCGCAAGGTATAGATGGACTTATGGAGGGCGAGGGGTCAGAACTTGAGATCGAGATTGTAAACCCCGATATGGTTACGCTAGATGATGGTAGTGTGGAAATTACTATCATCCCTGAGGGTTCTGCGTTACTGGATGTAGGGCAGTTCGATACCAACCTTGCAGAGTTGCTAGAAGAGAGTCAGCTTACTGAGTTAAGTAATGACCTTCTGGGGCTTGTTGAAGCTGATATAGCTGCACGTAAAGAGTGGGCAGATGCTTACGCTAAGGGCTTGGAAGTACTCGGGTTTAAGTACGAAGAACGTGCAGATCCATGGGATGGTGCTTGTGGCGTACACTCTACAGTACTAGCTGAGGCAGCTATTCGGTTTCAAGCTGAGACTATGAGTGAAACTTTTCCTGCAGCAGGGCCAGTAAAGACTAAAATCTTAGGGGAAGAGACCCAAGATAAGACAGACGCTGCAGCGCGTGTTAGAGCAGACATGAACTATGAGCTGACTGAGCGTATGGTTGAATATCGCCCTGAACATGAACGAATGTTGTACAGTTTAGGACTATCAGGCTCAGCCTTTAAGAAAGTCTACTTCGATTCAAACTTGCAACGCCAGATGGCGGTGTATCTCCCTGCAGAAGATGTGGTAGTTCCTTATGGAGCGTCTAACATAGAGTCTGCGGAACGTGTAACGCATATCATGCGTAAAACTAAGAATGAGATGAACAAGTTACAAGATTCAGGGTTTTATTTAGACATTGACCTTGGTGACCCCTCTGCGTTCCATACGGACATCGAAGAAGAGAAAGCTAGAGAAGCTGGGTATGAGTTATCCAACGATGATCGCTATACCTTGTATGAGATCCATGCTGACTTGGTTATTGAGGGCAGCGGAGATTCTGATGAGGACAGTGATATTGCTTACCCATACGTTGTTACGCTAGAACGGGGTAGCGGCGAGATACTTGGCATACGTAGGAACTGGGAAGAAGATAGCGACCTACGCTTAAAGCGCCAACATTTTGTACACTATGTGTATGTACCGGGTTTTGGGTTCTACGGACTTGGTTTAATCCATATTATTGGAAACTATGCCCGGGCGGGTACCTCAATAATTCGTCAGTTGGTTGATGCGGGTACGCTATCCAACCTTCCCGGGGGCTTAAAGACCCGTGGTATGCGAATAAAAGGAGATGACACACCGATTCGCCCGGGCGAGTTTAAAGATGTTGATGTCCCAAGCGGGGCAATCCGCGACAATATCATGAATTTGCCATACAAAGAGCCTAGTCAAACGCTTTTACAGTTATTAGACAAGATAACTACAGAAGGTAGACGGTTAGGTGCCATCAGCGATATGAACATCTCTGATATGTCGGCAAATGCGCCTGTAGGTACAACGCTGGCTATATTAGAGCGTACTCTGAAACCTATGGCTGCGATCCAAGCTCGGGTTCACTATGCTATGAAGCAGGAATTCAAACTCCTGAAGAAGATCATGGCCGAGAATGCGCCTGAGGACTATGCATACGTCCCAGAACGTGGGGAAACCTCCGCCAAGCGTTCAGATTACGAGATGGTAGACGTAATCCCAGTTAGTGATCCGAACAACACGACTATGGCCCAGCGGGTTGTGCAGTACCAAACGGCATTGCAGATGTCTACTCAAGCGCCCCAAATCTATGACTTGCCAGAACTACACCGGCAGATGCTAGAGGTCTTAGGGGTTAAGAACGCAGATAAGATTGTTCCGACTGAGGAGGATCAGAAGCCTATGGATCCTGTAAGTGAAAACATGAACATGCTAAACAACAAACCACTTAAAGCCTTTTTAGCACAGGATCATGAGGCCCACATAGCAACGCATACAGCGTTTATAAAAGACCCACAGATTGCTGAGAGTATGGGGCAAAACCCACTAGCTAACCAACTTATGGCATCTATGCAAGCTCACCTTGCGGAACACCTTGGTTTCCGGTATCGCGTACAGATGGAAGAGAAACTTGGCGCTAACTTACCTCCTATTGGAGAGGATATCCCTCCTGAAATGGAATCAACACTGTCACAAGTCATGGCAGCTGCAGGTAAACAGTTAACAGAGGCACACCAACAAGAAGCCGCACAGGATAAAGCGCAGCAGCAAGCCCAAGACCCTCTTATGCAGTTAAAGCAAGCTGAGATGCAGCTAAAGCAAGGTGAGATGCAGCGTAAGGGGCAGAAAGACCAAGTGGATGCCTCTGCTAAGAAGGCTGAGCATGACCGAAAGATGGCTAGAGACCAAGCAGATTTTGAAATTGCACAGCGTAAAATGGCTTTAGAAGAGCAAGATGCCGCATTTGAGCGGATGATGGAAGAGCAACAGTTCTCCGCTGATCAGCGGGATATACTCCGTAAGGAGCGTATTGACATGATGGGAAACATGAATAGGGGTCAGTAATGGCTACAACCGTCTTTGACGTGCTAAGTAAAAACATCGAGGAAGATCGTTCCTCTGCGATAGAATTTCTTATACATGGTGGGTCACAAGACTTTGCTGGGTATAAGGAGATGGTTGGTTTGATACGGGGTCTCGAAACCAGCCAAAGATATGTAGAAGACCTCTCGCGAAAATATATGGATGATAATGATGACTAGCTTAAAAGAATCAGATGTACCTATGCAGGCAGAGTTGTTTGATGCCCAGTTACCAAAGCCCGTAGGGTATAGGTTACTCATTGCGCTTCCCCAGATTGAGGAGAAGTTTGATGGCACAAACATACTAAAGTCAGTAAAAACTATACAAACAGACCATGTACTATCAACAATTGGTCTTGTTGTTGAGCTTGGTGATCAGGCATATAGTGATGTAGACAGGTTCCCAAACGGCCCGTGGTGTAAGGAAGGTGATTATGTCATGTTCCGTGCGAACACAGGCACGCGCTTTAAGATTGAAAATATTGAATACAGGCTTATGAACGACGATTCAGTTGAAGCTGTTGTCGCAGACCCCCGGGGTATTACCCGCGCAAGTTGAGGATAGAGTATGGCATTCCAAAAAGTAGAGTTTGAATTCCCAGAAGGGGATGAAGAAGATACCCTTGATATCGCACCTAGCAGTGCTAGAGCCTTAGGCTCTGTTGACGTTGACGTTGACGTTGAAGAAGATGATGTTGAAGAAGATATTGAGATTGAAATTATAGATGATACGCCAGAAGCTGATAGGCGTAGGAAACCTTCTAAACCTCCTGAAGAAGTTACTGATGAGGAGCTAGGAGAATACTCTGACAAAGTTCGTAACCGAATCAAGCACTTTAGTAAGGGTTACCACGACGAACGTAGGGCTAAAGAAGCTGCCCTGCGGGAGCGCCAAGAGTTAGAAGACTATGCTAGGCAGCTTGTTGATGAGAACAATAACCTAAAGGGCACTGTAGGTAAGAGTCAAGAGGTTATGCTTGAACAGGCGAAGCGGTCTGTGGTTGCAGAACTAGAAACAGCTAAGAAAGCCTATAAAGAGGCTTATGAAGCTGGGGATACAGATGCTGTTTTGGAGGCGCAAGAAGCTCTTACTACTGCGCGGTTTAGATCAGAGCGTATAAATAATTATGTACCCCCTTTACAAGATAAAGAAACTCCTGTAAAAACATATACACAAGAGGTAGAACCTCAGGCGCAGAGTGTACCGTTAGATGTACAAGCTGTAGACTGGGTAGCAGATAACGAGTGGTTTAATTCTGATAGTGGGATGAGAGCAGCCGCGTTAGATTACCACCACAGTCTTATAGAACATGGGGTAGATCCCCAGAGCAAAGAATACTACGGTGCTATAGATGCCCGTATGCGAAAAATATTCCCCGAATATTTCGAGGGTGCAGAACCAGAAACTAAGAGTAGAAAGCGAAGTGCTAATGTAGTCGCTCCAGCAACACGGAGTGTATCTCCTAGAAAGGTGAAACTAACTAGATCACAGATAACTATAGCAAAAAGACTCGGAGTTCCACTGGAGCTTTACGCCAAACAGGTTGCAGAACAGAAGAGGAATACATAATGGCTGAAAATAGGATCAAGCGGGACAACGTAACTCGGGAAACCGCGACTCGAAAGAAGGCATGGCGACCACCAGAATTGTTACCTTCCCCAAATGAGGAAGAAGGATACGCATTTCGTTGGATTCGCGTTGCTAACCAAGGGCAAGTAGACGCCACTAATGTCTCTTCAAAATTACGTGAGGGTTGGGTGCAAGTAAAAGCAGAAGACCACCCAGAAATTGTCATGGTGTCTACGGAGCAAGAACGCTTCAAGGATAACATTGTGATTGGTGGGCTGATGTTGTGCAAAGCTCCTATTGAGATGGTCGAAGACCGGAATGACTATTATGGTGCTCAAAACAGTGCCCAAATCCAGTCAGTTGACAACAACCTCATGAGAGAAAATGATCCACGTATGCCGCTGTTTAATGAGCGGAAAACGAATGTTACCTTCGGAAAAGGTACATAAAATTAAATCTATTTGGAGTAATTCAAAATGGCTACTACTGCCGCACCATACGGGCTACGGCCTGTAAAACGTGCTGACGGCCTGCCTTACGCAGGTGCTACTACTCAGTACTTGATTGACCCCGCTGGAGAAGGTACTAACCTTTTCAACGGCCAAGTTGTTCATATCGGTGCCGATGGTTACATCGCACTGAGTACAGCGACTGGCTCTGATG